TAGTGTTTCTCCTGTATGTCTTTCTAATAATAGTGTATCTAGCCATACAAACTCGGGATAGGCTAGTAAATCTGGTAAGGTTGATACGAATGATTCTGCTGTATCTGTTAGAAAAATAGAATCAAAGCTATACAGTGGATGTTTAGTGCTATCTTCCGTAATACTGAGTATGTTTCTCTCTACAGCTCTAATTGCTGCTCCCAGCACGATACTTCTTTGAAATTGTTTAGGAACAGATACGACCTCTTCTGCATCATATGCTGTGGTTGGAAGATCAATATGTAATACCTCTCCACCATTCGGTATAATAAATACATTTCTACCCTGTCTGAAGTATGCAGGGTTAAACTTACTTTGATAATGTATACTACTTGGGTCTAAAGCAATAGAACCCAGTTGAAAGTCTATTTCAGTTGCTGGGTTCCTATAGCTGGTAACTGCCTCTAGACTTGCCGTTGCAGTCGCATTACCTGCTGAAAATGTTACTATTGGAACAGATGTATACCCTGACCCATTTGCCGTCATTGTGATTGTAGCATCTATTGTACTACCATCTAGTACACATGTAGCAGTAGCACCACTACCACCTCCACCTGATATTTCAATGGTTGGAATCTCAGTATATCCAGTTCCAGCACTAGTTACTGTAATGCCTGTTACTCCCACTCCTAGTTGGACTTCAGATCCATATACTGCCATAATATCCCCATCAATTAGGGCAGAGGATCCACTACCGACAGCTGTTTTAGTTGCCATCTGTGCGTATCCACTAGGATTTATTAGCTTTAACTTGTTGACTAGATCTAGTATACTATGATTTAAGAATATAGTGATATCAGCCTGGGAAGGCTTTGATGATGCATCTATATCTAGTCCAGTTACAGCTTCTATTTGTGTTTCAAAACTTGCCATTTATCTCCTAATACCTCCACCCCCCTCCTGGGGAGAGAAAATCTCACCAGAGAGGGGTTTCGGTAGTTGTTAGTTAGGCACCAGCCGCACCTTTGACGCAGGCCCATCCACTTGTCGTTCCATCACTATACCATATGAAAATTCCACATGATTTAGATAGAAGAGCAGTAGCTGAGCTATTACCTAAGATGTTAGCAGGTGTTACTGTGTATGTGTAAGCATCAGCAGCATATATTACTGCCATCTGGCCATTATAATGACCATCTGCCAGGCTAATAGCTCCTGCTTCGCCCGCAATACATGATGTAAAACCTGACGTTCCTGCTACATCTGTTGCTGAATCGCAAACAGTTATAGCCCCTTGCCATTCTGGCGAGAGTGCCGGCTTACTAACTTTATTGGTTATCGCCATGATCTACCTCCTAACTTTCAAGAATGCCGAACTTCTCAAGAGCAGCAATGATTGCATTGATCTTTCCACCTAATGCATCAAGTGCGGCTTCTGATTCTTCGTCATCAAAGCTATCTGCGAGAGCGTGTGCAACTGAAGCATCAGCAATAGCAGCACTGTCAACAGAGGCTTCTGACCCATACATCGGTTGTTTCTTAGCCATGTCTACCTCCTATTTCCAGACGGCATGGGATTCTGGCATAGACCATTCCATTCCGCCTTCAGTTAAGATTAAGTCAACCCGACGATCAATTCCGCTGTTTTCCAGAGTCTGGACTCCAACATAGATTGATGTGTCACGGTTAACGCCATTACCATTAAGAGGTCTCCAGGCACAGTTTTTCATACCAACTCCTAAGAGTTTGATGTCTGTTCCATCAAGGTGAATGTTACGAGCAACATTAATATCTCCATAAGGAGTACTGAATGTGCTAATATCAACACCGAAGACTTTCTTCTTGCCTGTCATTGCCATATCTGACCGGAACTGAGAGGAAACTTCCAGATTATTCTTGAAGTAACCACCAAGTTTATGTAGCCAGTTATACACACTAGTGGGACAAAAGTAAATTGTCGGACTTTGTGATGCATAACGAGGATCCATATAACCAGACAGATCATCTAGGAAATCATCAGCAGTCTTTGTATTTTCGTCAAGCGCGAAGATATTGCCAAAGTTAAGGCAATAATCTACAGCACCCTGGGTATATTTAATATCACCCGTGGATTCTTGACGTCCAAACAATAATGACTGTTCGATGTCCCATTTATGACTAATAAGGTTTTCTTTCCAAACACGTGCCCACTCACTGGAACTATATTTCAGTGCAGTAGCACGAGCAGTATTAGTCATTGCCATAGCAGTTTTCCAGATCTGAGTTTGTCCATACTGGGTTGACCAGGGTTGGTCTTTCCAGCTATCAGGATAACCAGATCCTTCTTCATATGCAGAACCGATAACATAGCATTTATAGGCAGCGAGAGATTCCTCGTTTTCTGTAACTGCTGAGTCACCATTCTGTACTGAAGCTGGAACGGCTTTGAATGCTGAACCTGCATCGCAACCTTTAACGGTTACAAGTTTCAGTTCAGTATAGTTTGCGGTAACTGTGGTATCTATAGCTTCTATTCTAGCAGAAATATAGTCACTAACACCAGCTTTTGCTACTGGAAACTTAACTACTTGCCCAACTAAGAAAAAGTTAGGTTTAGTGTCACCGTCACCAACATCATATGTGGTATCTCGTCCTAAGATATTCTGCAAGTTGCCCTGATTAGAATAATCAGTACCCATCTTTGCAAACCATACATCGCCTACATCGTCACAAATACCGGTCACAACTGCAGTCGCATTAGGTGCTGTAGTTGCGGCCCATTTTTCGATGTAGCCATAACGCTTGTGCCATGAAGGCCTGCGCTCGGTATATTTGAATACAGGGTCGTCAGTCGGTCTTTTGCTCACCTTGCTCAGGAACCGAAAAAAAGGGTCCTGTGCAACATTGAGTTCAGACACACGATCACCGAAATTGTATTTCCGACGTAACGCGCCTGTTAGCAGCGAATCCGAACCATGTCCACCACCCGAATCGGGGGCTTCACCTTGCTCAAAATCGCTCAGTTTAAATAAGTCAGCCATAAGCTAAACTCCTTTCATTGAAGTTCGAATAGAGGGCTCTAGTACAGAGTTACTACTCGAACAGGTTATCTATCGAATCAGTACCTTGAATAGCGTCAAATACACTGTCTTCAAATGATTTGTCACTAGCCTTAGAACTGTTAGCTCCACTTGCACTCGTAGGTATTTTCCGAACATTTTTCATCTGCGTCAACATATCCTTCTTTGTTGCAGATGCTGTGTTCGCATGTGCTTGATCCTTATTTACTAACAGGTGTAAGTCGTCTAAGGTCATTATATGACTATTAGCTTTATCCATCATGGATGTAAACTGATCATCTGTCATACCATGAGCCTTTTTAAACTCTGCCTCCTCTGTAGTCCTTGCTCTTTCAGCATTAGCCTCATCATTCTGAGACTTTTGATGTTGTAGCATTTTGTTAACCTTATCATTGACTATAGTATCTACGCTCCGTTCAAAGACTTTAGCAGAATCCGATTCTGGATTCTTCACCGCCTCATCTGGATCAAAGATAAACTCATCGTCAAGTCCAAGACTTTCAGTTATAGACTTAGGAGGAGTACCTCCGTTCTCTAAGTATCCTCGTACATGATCTACGAGTCCACTGTCGTTCTTCATAGCGTTTAAAACGGGAACAAAGGGCTTCAATCCGGAAAGCTCAGTATGCATTTTTTGAGCTTCTCGTGAAGAATCTTTGTAACGCTTTTCCCAGTCCACATCGCTGTTAGCAGTATTGGAGCCTTCCGTTTCGTGAGTTACCTGTTCAGGTTCACTTTTTGGAGGGGTTACCTCAGTGGTATCTTCTTCTAATGTATCTTCTTGTATAGCGCTGTTTACATCTTCTTCTAGCGCTGCAAAGAAATCGTCACTAGAGCCTTCTTGCGAAGGGTTACTTGTGTTATTGTCTTCTGTCATAATCTCTCCTGATTATTTGATTTGTAACTTACGAGGAATTATTATTACCCTGCAAGTCTTTTTTTGCATTAAGTTCAGCGTTTTTTATGGCCTGCTGAACACCGAGGCCAAGTTTTGTATTTTCCACATCAGCTTTGCTAGCCATAGTCTGCTGTAAAAGCTTTTGTTTTGCCTTTGTCTCTCTATATACATCTTTGGTATCAGCCTTTACCTCAGCTTTCTGCTTGGCGATTTCAACCTCGGCTGCCATGACTTTGCCCTTAATACCAGCTTGTACCAATTGTCTTTCAAGGGTCTCAATCGTGCCGTCCTTATCTTTGATCGCCTCACCAAGTTGTTCCACTTGCCCTGACAGCTGTGCATATAGTGATTTCCTTTTAGCTATTTGTTCTTTATTTCTAATATCTGTTTCCGCTAGTACTGCTATATCATCAACAACTCCGAATTGCAGTAACTCTTTTAATTCAGCAAGATATGCCCACCTATTGACAGGTAATGTAGATCCTGCTATTATCCTAATATCAAATTTGGCTGCTGCATAGTC